ATTTTTCTGTGAGGTTCTATGAAAACAGTCCCGATTGGGATCATGGGTACTGGACAAGTATCAAGAAATATAATCAAGCATTTTCAGAAGATTTTGAAGTATATAAACCATCAGCAAGGATTGAATTATGAACGAAAAGATCAAAGAACCGTATTACAGTCTAATGTATAAAGCCAGTGAAGGGTGGAATGACCATTTATTCCAAGTTCCACCTGAGTTGCTGGAAAAGTTCGCCGAGTTGATTGTTCGGGAATGTGTTAATATTACAGAGAATAATCGCCAAGCGAATCGTGACGGAACTATTGAAATAATGTTAAAACATTTTGGAGTTGAATGATGAATCACAAAGAAAAAATTCTCTTTAAACAAAAAGTCGAGAGTTTAATTCGTGAGCGTGGTGCCACTGGTGATATTGTTTGGCGAGATAATCGTGCTAGTACATATCAAGGAGTTTATGAATTCTTGATGAAATATCCAGAAGGAACACTTGAAGATTTTGGAGTATATAAACCATCAGCAAGGATTGAATTATGAAACAACCACATTATGAATGTATCGTAGCATGGGCAGAAGGTAAGACTATTCAGTTTGAAAGTGTTCACGGAAACTGGTTTGATGTTCCACATCCTATTTGGGATAGATGGGTTAATTATCGTGTAAAGCCAGAATCTAGACCTGACTTCTCCACATACCTAACAGTTTCTTATAAGTTTACAGGTAATCAAACACCTCTCCGATATGCTTCAGATAACGTGAAGTTTACTTATGACGGTGACACATGGCAACTTAAATCAGCAGAGGTATTAAAGTGAAGCAATTGAAACTAATCGTAGCAGCTCTTAAAGAGTATACGAAAATCGTAGATACTTCTGGTGATGGTGTTGATTACCGTGTATGCTGTGGTACTGATATTGACCTCGATGGCCATTTGGATGATTGTATTGCTGTGAAGGCATTAGCAGCTGCCAAAGAGTTGAAAGATAACCTTAATCTTGAGCAATTCGCAGCATTTGTTAGGTCTACTAAGGTACCGATTACCACAGCAGATTGCAAGAAGTTTTTGGTGGCAGAGATTACCCAGCATCCTGAGATTGTTACCAGCATCTATGACGGATTCAATTCGCCGGACTCCCTACTGCCCACAGCATTACAGGAACGCAAGTGGGTGCGTACAGAAAAGTTCAAACCAACAGGTGAGCATTATCGTGTACAAGATGAATATTTCCCTCTGGCACCGGAATCCCCGATGATACCTGCCGCCCGCTTGAGCACAATTCGTGTATTTCATCTGGACCCTGACCAGTTTGATGACTCAGTGGGATTTATGATATATGAAGATAAACAGGGCAACCTTATCCTTGGTGAGTATGTCGGAGATTAATGATGAGTTTTATGCGAGAAGCAGTTCGTGAGTGGGTTTGGATTGTTGGTCAAGATAGAGCAGACCAGCAATGGGTTCTTTCCGATTATGATACATGGGAACGTAACCCGCATTATACTGGCCCGGATCAGGGTCACCCTGAAGATGAACATTATGAGGATGAAGAATGAACGGTAGATTAGCAGTACTTGCGGAACAAGCTGGTTACTTTATTAAGTTTGAAAGAACTGGAAATGATGTTACTGTGGTTCATACGAAAGAACCAGGTACTGATGGAGACCTTGCGTTATTCGGTGAGTTGATTGTCCAAGATATTCTGCAAACCATTAACGATGGTTCTGGTGACATTGATTATATACGCTACTTGATTAAACGTGATTATGGAGTTGAAGAATGATATTACCAACACCTACTTCAGCACCAAGACCAAAACCATTGAAGGGCATGATTCGTCCAAATTCATCGGAGGCTACATGGGTTGATGACGGTACAAAAGAAGGTAACTGGGAAGGTGTATTTTTTGAAACGTATGATGGTGAAAATTGGATAAGGATTAAATGATGACTTGTATAAATTGTAGAAAGCCACATAACGATAATTACATCATGGTATTGGGAATGTTTAAACTTTGCCAATCATGTGAAGATGCCGGTAAACGACTACATCAGGAACTTAAAAAAGGTGTTGATATTGAATTTGTTGACCCCAAGACAGGTAACAAAGCTACCACAACATATAGGATTTAAAATGAGTGAAAAACAATTATTGAAAGAAAATGAGTCTCTTACGAATATCGTTAAACGGTATAGTAAGGTTATGAAGGAACAAGAGAAAACGATTCTAGATTTGAGAGCTCGTATGCTTGAGCTGTGTGTGAATTGGCAGCCTTTGGAACCCTCTTACGACCGTGAGGGCATGATTGCAAAACTTGACCATGCTCAGGGTTTACTCTCTGATGTATACCATGAGGCCTGTGAAGCTGGTCTGACCGAAATTGAATCTCAAATGTCCTGTGCAGATTCTTGTATCTGTGAAGCCCTGAGTGAATTAGATAGAGAAGATGATGAGTGATAGAACATATACTCCCGATGGATGGATCGTTGTGGAGTTTAGAACTAATGATGGAGAAGTTAACCGCAAAGTGATGGCTTCATGGTACGGTGGTTATCTTGGAAGTGATAGATGGAAGTTAAGTTCCGGGATTACTGAAACGATTGAGCATGAGGATCATTATGACTTTATTAACCATTCTGGTAGTGTCTACAAGTGTGGTAAGAATTCGTTTGGTCTAAATGGTTATGCAAGCGGTGTGCTAGAGTCCTTCAAGAAAGACCTTGAAGGAGTTGCGACTATTGAAGTTATTGATATTAGGAGTAAGTGATGGGTTTAGATATGTACTTGACAGCAAAACGGTATCTCTCAAAGTATAATCCTGAGGATGCTAAGCTGCGTGAATTGGTTTCAGCCATTGATTTTGGTTTCTCTGGTGAAGTTGAACAGATTAGCTTTGAGGCTATGTACTGGCGCAAGGCTAATGCTATTCACCGTTGGTTTGTAAATGAAATCCAAGATGGTGTGGATAACTGTGCTGAATATAATGTTGGTGAAGAATCTTTGGCAAAATTACGAGATATCTGCAAACAGGTTTTAGCTGACCCTAGCCAAGCGGATGTATTACTTCCTCCACAATCTGGTTTTTTCTTTGGTTGTACAGAGGTCGATGAATGGTACTTAGAGCAATTAAAGTATACTGTCGAGCGTTTAACTGAGATTCTAGAATTGCCTGAAGTTAAGGATGGTCGCAATATTAATTTCTACTACAGTTCCTCATGGTGATATATGTACAAACTTCCTGTTGAACCCTACTACGTCAATGCAGCCACTTGGTGGTTGGAAAACATGAACCATGATAATGAAGAATTCAAAGCATGGTTGAAAGAACAAGGTACAATAATCAAAGACCGTGATGCCTATTACCCATGGTTGGAATTCGAGAACACTTTTTCGATGACCCTCTTTAGGATCAGGTGGTCGGATAGTGTTGTTTCCACGCAACATTGAGTGTTGCTAAAATACAACATACATTATTTTCTGCTTGACACCACCAGTGGTTCATGTATAATGGTTCCTGTAATGAGAAAGGAATCTTTATGAGAAAAAAACGGTCTGACCGTAACCATGTTTTATATCGTGTTATCTGTGAGGATACCGGCGATTCGTATATCGGTTTAACCGTTGCACAGGGTCAAGCGTTTGTTCGGTCAGTTAAGGTTCGCTGGCAGAAGCACGTCAGCCGTGCCATGAAGGAAAACAAGGATTGGTCTTTCTGCTGTTTTCTCCGTGACAATATCGAGGCTGATTATCGGTACGAAGTTTTGGAAATTGTTCGTGGTCGAAAACCTGCACACCAACGGGAACGTGAGTTGATTGCGGAATTGGAACCTACTCTTAATACTTTTTAGGTGAATATTGTGAAAGTTGTAATTAATAATTGCTATGGTGGTTTTAGTTTGTCGGAATCAGGAATTGCTCGCTACCTGGAATTGAAAGGTATGGAATGGCCTAATGCTGGTTTTTATGACCGTGATATCTCTCGTAGTGATTCGGATTTAATTCGGGTCATTGAGGAACTAGGTGATGCTGCCAGTGGTGCCTGTGCTGATTTAAAAATCGTGGAAGTTCCCGATGAGGTTGATTGGTACATTGAAGAATACGATGGTAACGAATGGGTTGCTGAAAAGCACCGTACATGGAGTTGAAATGAAATTTAAACTATTGGTTGTCGCCGGCGTTGTCGCCCTTTCTGGTTGTTCTTCTCCGCCTG